AAGTAATGGCAACATTCACAATGGACATAAAGAAGCTAGATGAACTTCATAAAAAGTTCGCAAATGTAGCAGAAGAATTTAAGCAATATGCTATAGTTGAATTAAATAATGCTGTTTCGCAAATAGAGGCACAAGCTAAGAGTAAAGCTAGCCCAAGCAAGTTACCAAGAATAAATCCAGCATCTACGTACAAAAGGACTGGTAGATTAATGAATAGTATATCTTCTACCCAATATACAAATGGTAGAGCAACGGTATCTATGGGAGCTGGTATTAGATATGCACCATACGTAGAATTTGGTACTGGGAATGGATACGGATTGCCATATACGGCAACAAATGAGTATAAGTGGAAAGTACAAGGTATAGCACATACGTTCATAGGAGCTGGAATAAGAAAGAGCAATATGCCAGCAAGGCCGTTCTTTTTTAATACCGTAAATCTGAACATAAATGCTTTATTTAGAAAGTTAAATAAATTTCATTAAATTTGTAGTAAATGAAGGACTGCGGATATGCTATAAGAAAAGCTTACTTTGATAAGTTAACTGCGGCTTCTTATTCTTTGGGCGTTTATGATACAATAGCACCCGATGAAGTAGAGCCACCTTTTCTTATTATAAGTAGTCAATCATCGGCAGAGAATAGCGACAAACAAAGTTTCAACTTTAATGTTACTATTCAATTTGACATAGTTTATAGAACATTTAAAGCTGGTGAAGTAGGACAAAAAACAGTAGATACTTACGCTAATGAACTTTTAGAAATCATTGGTGTTTATCCTGGCAACTATCCTAATACTGCACCAAACTTTAATATCGTAACTAGGTTAATGAACTCAAACCAAGCTACATTTGATTATGTAGACGAGGCTTATGTGTTTAGAAGGGTGATAGTATTTGAACATTTCGTAACTCAATTATAAAAAAAGTAAAATAAAATAAAATGGCAACAACAGGTGTATTTAACGGAACATCATTAGTAGTTCTAATCGGAAGTGAAGTGGTTGCTCACTCTACTTCTTGTTCTTTAAGTCTTAACATAGACACTCCAGATGCTTCTGATAAAGAAAGCGGTGGATGGGCTTATGAAATCGCTGGTCAAAGGTCTTGGTCTTTAACTACAGACGGTTTATCAACAATAGTACCAGGCACTACAGCTACTTATGTAAGCACTGGTGAGTTAATGACTTTAGCAGCTGCTAGAACAGCGGTAACAGTTAAGTTTACTACAGTTACAGCTGGCGGTTCTACAGTAGTTACTGGTGACTTAGTATGGTCTGGTTCTGCTTTTATCGAAAGTGTAGATATGACTGCTGATATGGAAGCTCCAGTTACTTACTCAGTATCTTTCAAAGGAACTGGAGAATTAACTCAAGGAACTAACGCATAATAATAACCAACTAAAATAAACCAAAATGAGAGGACACTTTGAATTAACTCTTTCCGATGGAAAGAAGGTACCGATGCGTTTCTGTACATGGTCTTTAAAAAGATTTTGTCAGCTACAAGGAATTGGCCCTTCTGAAATTGGTGATGCTCTAAATGGTGCATCTTCACTTGAAGCTATAGTTAATTTGCTTAAATCTGCTGCTGAATATCCATTGTATTCACAAGGCATAACTCCAGCATTTACAGATGTAGAAGTTTGTGATTGGATAGATGATATGGGCGGATTAGGAAGCAAAAAATTTCAAGATGTTATGACTGCTTTATCAGAAAGCATGAATAGTGGATTGGAAGAAAAGGCTAAAAAAACTTCAAAGAAAGAGGAAGTAAAAAAAAATTAGAGTGGATTGATATTGAAAGATATACAATGGGGGAGTGCCAAGTGCTTCCCCATTTGTTTTGGGATATGACGATGGCTGAACTTGATTTTGTGTGGTATGGGTATAGACACAAAGAGGAACAAGAATGGGTAAAAACAAGATGGCAAACAGCGTTATTGATTAATATTCAATTACCAAAAGGTAAAAAGGTTAGTCCAAAAGACCTTATTCAACTAGACTGTGATAGTCGTAACTTTGTGAAGCAAAGAGTAATGTCAAAAGAAGAACTTGATGCTGTTTTGGAAAAATATAATAATGTTAAACCTATAGTATAATGGCAGATAATGAAGTAGTTTTAGGTCTCAATCTGGACATATCAAAAGTGCAAAAAGCACTTTATGACATGATTGGTAATTTTACTGGAACTGGTAAAGAATTCGATAAGGTTACTAGCAACATTGAAAAGTCATTTAAGAATTTAGAGGCTGTTACAAAAAGATATGGTATTACTTCTCAAGAAGCTGAAACTGCTTCCAGAAATTATCAGAGAGCACTTAACTCATTAGTTGCAAATGGTATTGACCCAGCATCAGCACATTTTAAGACATTAGAAGGTGCAGCAAATGGAGCTAACAATGCTGTAAATAATTCTCAAGGAAACGTAAAGAAAACAAATCAAGCATGGTCTAATCTAGCATTAGTTGTTCAGGATTTACCGTATGGTTTTAGAGGTATTCAAAACAACTTGCCAGCCTTATTTGGAAGTATTGCGGCTGCTGCTGGTCCAGCTTATTTTGCATTTTCTGCATTAATCGCTTTAGTTACAGCATACGAAAAAGAAATCAAATCGTTGTTTATTACAACTAGTGATTTTGAAAAGCAACAAGAACTTTATAACAATGTGGTTAAGGAATCTGGTTCAGCTTATGTGAACGCAGAAACGCAAGTATTATCTCTTACTCAAAAAATAAAATTAGCTGAGCAAGGTTTTATAAGCAAGCAAAGCGTTGTTAACGAATATAATGAAACTATTGGAAAAACAATAGGTCAACAAAAAACCTTAGAAGGTGTAAATCAAGCATTAATTAATCAAGGTCCAGCATACGTTGATTACATGAATAAAATTTCAATGGCTGTTGCTGCATCTAAATTGGTTGCTCAGCAAACCGAACTGATAGTAAAAACATCAGCTAAATCTGCTACAGAATTTGTAGGTGGATGGGAAGCTTTTTTTAGTGCTAAGTTTAATGTTGGTGGCCTTGCTCAATCATTAATAGCAAGTGCTGATGCCTTAACAAAGGTCGCAGAAAAAAATAGAAAGACCCAATTAGCTGAACAAGAAAAGGTAAAGGCTGGATATATTAAGATACAAGATGATATGTATAAGCAGGCTGGAATAGCTGCTAAAAAGGCTGGTGTGGTAGCTGGTGTAGATACGGCTGGTTTAAAAGATTTAGAGAAACAAAGAAAAGATAGATTAAAAGCTATTCAAGATGCTAATGATGCAGAAGTTAAAGCTTATTTGCAAACAATAGATGAAAGGGGTCAAAAAGAATATAAAGCTGGTTTGGAATTAGCAGATAATCTTGAAAAAATGAAAGCTGCTGGTTATAAAGATTCAACAACATACTATTCTGCTTACAAAGCAGAAATGGCCAAAATAGACCAGCATTATAATGACCTAGAATTAAAAAGAGCAAAGAAATTAGCAGATGAAGTTGCTAGAGAGAAAAAGCAAGCCAGTGACAGAGAGTTGCAAAATTCTTTAGATGCTTTAAAAATACAAGCAAGTACAGAGGAGAAGATTTTAAATAAAAAGGATAAAGGAAATACTGCTGGTAGAATTAAAATATTAGAAGATTATAAAAGAGGTTTAATCGGTCTAGCATTAGCTGGAAATTATACATCTGAACAATTAGATAAAATACAAGATGTTTTAAATAATGTTGATGCAGCAATAGTTGGCTCTAAAGATGTTTTAAAAAGTTATAAGGTAAGTTGGACAGATACATTAAATACAATTAATGGTTCTATTGTAAATTTTGTAAATAATTCATTATTTTTTCTTGCAGAATCATTAGGCAAAGCATTAGCTGGTGAAAATATAGATGTTTTCAACGGATTAGCTATGCTATTAGCAGATTCTTTAGTTGAGATAGGTAAAGCATTAATTACTTATGCTGCCTTAGCTGCTGCCGCAACATTAGCTATGAGTGACCCACTAACTTGGCCAGTAGCCTTAGCCGCTGGTATTGCTGCGGTTGCTGCTGGTGCGTTCTTGAAATCAAAATTAAGCCAAAAGAAAACTAATAAGTTTGCAAATGGTGGAGTTATTAGTGGACCTACATACGGACTGATGGGTGAATATCCTGGAGCACAAAGCAACCCAGAGGTAGTGGCTCCATTAGATAAATTAAAAGATATGATGGGCGGAGGAAGTGGACAATTTGTTCTTAGAGGAAATGATTTAGTATTAGCTTTGCAAAGAAGCAATTATTCACTTAATTTAAGACGAGGTTCATAATGGCATACGCAAATAAATACAAAGCAACCTTCGCAACCAAAAGTGGTAAAACGGCATATCTATATTTACAAGAAGATGGATATACTGGTTCTGTAATTGAATATATTGGAGTTAGTTTACAATATCAATATATACCAAGCTCAGATGACCCTATGGAAGTAGTATATGCTAGTCAAATTAATTGTACTTTAGATGTTACAGATGACTTAGCTAATATACCAGACTTTACAACATTGAACGATAGGAAGTATTTTGCTAAAGTATTTATAGATAGCGATTTGCAATTTTTTGGATTTACTCTTAGTGATAGTGTAGAGATATCATTTAACACTGGTAGAAAATCTTTGTCATTTAACGCTGTTGATGGAATTGGTATGCTTAAAGATATAAAGTTGCCAGTTGTAAATACGGTTAATATTAATAGTATAGGTACAATATTGAATACTTTACTTACTGCATTAAATGCATTAAATTTCCCTATTACACCAAACTTGGTTACAGCTTGTTCTATTTATGCTGAAGGTATGCAAACAAGAGCAGACCATTCCTATAGCGAACCATTTGCTCAATCTTATTTACCATATAGAACATTTTTAGATGACCCTAATAACTATACCAGTTGTTATGATGTAATAGTTAACATATTAAAGTCTTTTGGCTGTAAATTCTTTATTGCCAATGGCAAGTGGTATATGGTTAATATAAATGATTTTGCAGCTGATAGTTTTTATTATACAGAGTATAGCTATACTGGTACTGTTGTATCAAGTGGTACTATGAATACAAAAAGCATTATTCAAGGTTACACTGGAAATACAAGTGGATTATATTTTATAGATGGCAACCAAACTAAAAACATCAGAAAAGGCTATAATAAAATTATAGATACTATAACAATATCAAGTTGTCCTAATTACCTATCAAATGGTACATTAAGACCAATGTCTGGTACATTCCCTTTGAATTGGGAGGCTGGTAGTACTACTGGCTCTACGTGGGAGGTTTTATCAAGACCAAACGATGTATCTGATGCTTTTAAATTATATAAAAGAAATACATCTGGTTCTTATGTGTATATAGAAAATAAGAGCACTCCAAAAGTAGATGCTGGTGATTTATTTAATTTTAGTTGGACATATTACTCTCAAGATGTTACTGGAATTAGGGGATATGCAATAGTAGAATTAAGAAGAGGAAGCACAGTATATTATTATACGGATGAA